TATAGATTTTATAATAAAAGAACTAAAGAAGAATATACAGACTTAATGTCTATTTCTGAAATGGAAGAGTTTATTCAAAAGAAACATATTAAACTATTACCACCAACACAAGTAAACATTGTATCAAGTACAGGATCGTTAGATAGTAAAACTGATAATGGTTGGAAAGAAGTGTTATCAAAAGTATCTGAAGCACACCCAGCGAGTAATTTAGCTGCACAATACGGTAAAAAGTCAGTAAAAGACACACAAATTGATAAGGTAATAAAGACTCATAGAGCAAAGAAGGCAGGTAAGAAAGTATAAATAGATATATGGCAGATTTCGATTTTTTAGATGGATTTGACGCTGATGGCGATTGGGGTTTTACCTCGGTCAAGAGTAAACCAGCGACAGAAAGTAAAGCAGAGTCAGAAGCTACAAAAGAAGTTGTTAAGCAAACAGCAGACGGTGTGGGCAAAGCTGTATCTAGTGAAATCATCAATAGACTAGAAACAAAACTAGATAAACTATTGAGAGCAACGAATGAAACAAAAGAAACCGTTGTTGCCAAGAATGAAACAGAATTAGAGATCGCTAAGAAACAAATGGATGATGAGTACGATTTAAGAAAAGACAATCTAGGTAAAGAGTACAAAGAAGACTTTAAGAAACTAGAAAAACTTATCATACCTTTATTAATTAAATTAGCAAAATCACCCGAGGCCTATATTCACTGGCCGAATAGAGCAGAAGTAATCGAAGCACAATTGAAAAAAATTGTACAGATTACTCGTGGAAAATAATCAACAAAGGATAATAAATGAAACTGAGCAAGAACTTTAGCTTAAAAGAAATGACGACTAGTCAAACAGCTGAGCGTAAGGGTATTAATAATAATCCTAATGACGATCAGATTACAGGATTACAAAAGTTATGTGAAAACATATTGCAACCTGTCCGAGATCAATATGCTACACCAGTGACAATATCAAGTGGGTTTAGAAGTGAAGAATTATGTGTTGCAATTGGCAGCTCAACTAACTCACAGCACGCTAAGGGCCAGGCTGCCGACTTTGAAATATTTGGGACTCCGAATGCTGAATTAGCAAAATGGATTATAGAGAATTTAGATTTTGATCAATTAATATTAGAGTATCACAATCCAGATGAACCTAATAGCGGTTGGATTCATTGTTCGTACAAGAGTCCTACTGATAATAGAAAACAAACATTGAGAGCATTCCGAAACGATCAAGGTAAAACTCAATATGTTGAGTACAATCCTAACTGAACGCTTGGTATAGTCACTAAAGACGAAATGAATGATATGCTGACGCACCATAGAAGCACATAGCTTGACCTTTCCGAAGGTATGTGATATAATACAGTATGAATAAATTACACGAATATATGAAAGCTAATCATAATATGAGAAGCTTTACCCATGTACCACAAGAAAAAAAACAATTAAACTTAATTACTGAAACAATTAAAGGTAAAAGATTTTATGTTTTACCTAGTGGTGATAAGTATCCCTCAATTACAACTGTGCTATCGGCTAGAGGCAATGAAGGTATCGCAAGATGGCGTGAGTCAGTAGGCGAACAGGTTGCAAATACTATTATGAGAAATGCGGCTAAGAGAGGCACAGCCGTACACACACTAACAGAAAACTATTTAAACAACGAAGAACTATCACAACAAGGTGTTTTACCTACTGCGTTATTTACCATTCTAAAAACTGAACTGGATAAGATAAATAATATAGTAATGCAAGAAGGTGCTTTGTACAGCGACAAATGGGGTGTTGCAGGTCGAGTCGATTGTATTGCAGAATATGAAGGCAAATTATCAGTAATAGATTTTAAGACATCTACCAAAGATAAGAAAGAAGAATGGGTAGAAAACTATTTTATTCAAACTTCAGCCTATTGCGAAATGTATGAAGAACTTTATGGCAAAGCAATCGATCAGATAGTGATATTGATTGTAACCGAAGAAGGTTCAACTCAAACATTTATTAAAAACAAGAAAGATTATTTACCCCTACTAAAACCAGCAATAGAGGAGTTTCACAAGAAATTTAAAGAAGATGGGAAAACTAATTAAAACTATATGTGGACTATTTTTTATATTATGTTTATCCAGTAAATCACACGCAGGCCCACAAGGATTATCAAACTATCCTTGGCAACTACAAGATATGCCAATATGGTGTGGACCATTAGAAATGGTTAACGAAGCATTAAAAAATGAAGGTTATGTAGAGTTTGAAATTGCATTTGGTAGAATAGCAGCAATGCCGACAGGTGAGATTGCTTATGCAGTAATGACTTATGCTTCAAAAGATATTGAAGGACACATTATAAGAACAATGGAAACACCTGCTCAAGGAGAGAAGTGTGTATTAGAGGTTTTATACAACTATAAAGTTGTTGAAACACCTAAACCAAAAACGAATTAATTGTTGATAAGAAGACAATAACTTTTAGGGACCTGGGTGCAATACCCAGCCACTCCACCATTCAAACAATGAAATTTGAGGGGTGGAAATAGGATCGACCATCAGGTAAAACTTCTAGGAGATTGATCGCTAACACCGTACTGTTATTTAAATGCTAACTCACAAGGTTTCGCATTAGCAGCTTAGGCTGTTAGGGGTTTGCCTGTACCTTGCAACAGAAACAGGCTTGACTTTTAGTAATGAATATAGTATAATAGAGATATGTCAGAAACAATATTAACACCAAATAAGTTTGCTTTGATTGTAGAAAATATAGTTAAAGATAAAAAGATTAGTTATATAGACGCAATATTAGAGTATTGTAAAGACAATGAAATTGATCCTGCTAATACTAGATCAATGATCAACAAAACTCTAAAAGAAAAAATTGCTTACGAAGCTCAAAACTTAAATATGCTAAAGGAGAAGGTAGCAAAACTACCATTTTAAATTATGAACGAACAAATACTAACAATAGTACCCCATGTCAATTTTAGAGTAAGAGAATTAGGCGATTGGGTTGATAAAAATACAGACGATTATTTTAAAGGTAAAAAAGTAATAGTCTTTTCTTTACCAGGTGCATTTACACCAACTTGCTCAAATCAACAATTACCAGGATTCGAAAAACAAGCAGATGTTTTCAAAGCACATGGCATAGATGAAATTTATTGTATGTCAGTAAACGATTCTTTTGTTATGAATGCTTGGGCAGCAGATCAAAAATTAGAAAATGTAAAAGTAATACCTGATGGTAATGGTCAATTCACACAAGAAATGGGAATGCTTTGTCAAAAAAGAGATAAGTGTTTCGGTCAAAGATCATGGAGATATGCTATGATTGTAAATGATGGTGTGATTGAACAGATGTTCGTTGAGCCAAATAGAAGGGACGATACACCAGAAGACCCTTACGGAATGTCTTCACCAGAAAATATATTAAAATACTTACAAGGTCTTAAAGGATAAGAGTGAATGGTTTTGAAGTTTATAAAATCTATCTGGCAATCAAATTACATTTTACTAGTAAGAACCAGAGTTATGACTACCATAAACATCATGGTCGAACAACGGCAAGGATGGATACATTCACTAAAAGAAGGGATAGGTATTTTTTTCACAAACTTAGCCGAACTTATAGCGATAGTGATGTCACTAATTATTTTATCAGCAATTTTGTTTCTAACACTAATCTTTGGATTGGGGATATTATTGGTAGATCAGGTGACGATAACTATAAATCGTGGGCGAAAAAAGTAGAGGCATTACACTATTACTATGAACAAGATATAGATTATATATTAAGTATGATAACAAATAAATTAAGTTTTGATGATCTGTTTACTTCTAAAAATAAACAACACCCACCTATACTTAAATACTTCTTATCTAAAAAGATAAACTTTGAAACGCTTATTATATTAGATGACATATTAAAGTTTTCGAAAAGACTAAACAAGGACATAAGTGAGAAAGTATTGTGGCCAAAATTGTATGATAGAATGATAAGATATAAACCTTTCATGTCATATAACATAACAAAATATAAGATGACACTAAAGAATAAAATAAAGGATATATAATGGCAAAGATGAGAATGTTTAAGTTTTGGAATGAAGCAGGTGACGAGAAAGAAAAAGAAGAAATGAGTTTGAAGAAGGCAGTTAGAGCTGTTCAAGGTGATTTCAAAGATAAATTTATTGGTGTTGAATATATCAGTAAAAAAGGTAAAAAGATTATTGATTCTGTAAAGATACCTATGGGTAGAAAGATAAGACAAGCAATAATCACAGAAGCAAAAAGATTGGCAGCGAAAGCCAAAAGATTATAAGGAGAATATATGACAGATAGTGAAGAAAAACAAAGAGCCCTTGACGCCAGTATGGAGAATGAAGGTAATAGAGATTTAACTCCTATGGTGCAGATATCAGTAAAAGACTATGATAAGTTGAAAGAACAACAACATTACATTACCGATAAAAGTCTAATTGATATTATAGATAATATGGAAAGACTATTAAGAGCATTAAGAAAACATATAGTTAGAACGGATATATAATGGACGATAGAGGACCAAACGATTTAGAACGAATTATTGAGGATAAAAACAAGATTATTAATCATTTAAAACATGATAATAAGACACTTGCCAAAGAGGTATCTGATCTAATAGAAGAAAAGAAAAGGCTGCTTGACAATCAGTCTAATAAGTGATATAATAGAACTATGAAAAATATAATGATAGCACTTTTAGTATTATGCTTTACCGCTACTGTGGGAAATACTAATGAAACTAAAACTTATACGCCTAAAGAAACGCTGAAAGCGTTTTCAGAAGTACCAGGTAAAATTGCCAACCATATTTCTAATGAGAAACAAGAAATAATTGAATATCAAAAGAAAAGTTGGGCAGACTCAAAGATTCAATTTGCTAAAACAAAGGCAACTATTAAATCTTGGTTTGTTAAGAATTAGTCTTATAAATAATAAAGTGCGAATACACAGCACATATACAAATACAATTATACGATAACATACAAAGGAAAATATATATGAATACAAGTATAGCGGCCTTAAAAAGGTCAAAGTCAAACCTAGATACCCTAGTCGGCGAACTTAACAAAGTTGCTGAACCTCAAAAACAAAAGAACTCATATGCTGATGACAGATTCTGGAAACCAGAATTAGATAAGTCAGGTAATGGCTATGCAGTTTTTAGATTTCTACCAGCAGTTAAAGGTGAAGATTTACCTTGGGCGAGATTATGGTCTCATGCCTTTCAAGGACCTGGTGGTTGGTTTATAGAAAATAGTTTAACAACTCTTAACAAAAAATGTCCTATTAGTGAATCTAACAGTTTACTATGGAATTCTGGTGTTGAAGCAGACAAAGAGATTGCAAGAAAAAGAAAAAGAAAATTATCTTACATTGCAAATATTCTAATTGTCAATGACGCTAAACATCCTGAAAACGAAGGTCAGATTAAATTGTTTAAATTCGGTAAGAAAATCTTTGATAAGATTACTGAAGCGATGAAACCTGAATTTGAAGATGAGAAACCTATTAACCCATTTGATTTTTGGGAAGGTGCTAACTTCAAATTGAAAATCAGAAAAGTTGATGGTTACTGGAACTATGATAAATCAGAATTTGATAGTCCTACACCAATCAAAGAGAATGATGAGGCAATCGAACAAGTTTGGGATAAACAATATGCCCTTAAACCATTTCTTGCTGCCGAAAACTTTAAATCATATGATGAGCTAAAAGCGAAACTAGATAAAGTTTTATTAGGCACAAGAAGTACTGGAACTGCTGAAGAC